GGCCAACGGCGCGAAAAAAATTCCCAATGTGGAGAATCCAGTTAAACACCATGCCAGCCAAAAAACCCGCTTCGCTCATCAAACGACACGAGACCGCCGAGGAAAAATCTGCCCGGGCGAGTCGGGAATCATCCGTGCGGCCAGAGCATTCCCTTCCCAAATCCGCACCGACAGCGCTGCGGAATCATAAGCTGGCCAGTGAAGCCTGGCGCCGACTGTCACGCCTGTACGGCGAAGTGGAAGGCGAAATTGTCACCCGGATGGATGCTGACCAGCTCGTGGATTACTGCCTGTTGGCTGAGCAAGTCCTCGAGATCGACCAATTGCGGAAAAGCGCATTCGATATCTACAAATTGCTCGAAGCGGAGCGCGTCAAGGCTCTCGATTTGGGCGATGTTGTTCTCGCCATTAGCTTAAGCGAAAGAGTAACTGGCGCTTTTGATGGAATTGTCAAGCTGGACGCCCGCTCCGAGCGGAAGAGAGCGTTGCTGAAACAGTACCGGGAGAGTTTATACCTGACTCCGCGAGCAAGGGCCGGCGCGGCCCCGGAGAAGAAAGAAAAGGAGGAGCCGCCCGATCCATTGGAGCAGCTCCTGGGCAATGTGACTGATTTTGTAAACGGCGATGGCAAATGAAACGATCCGTGCTCATTCTAATTCTGATCATCCTGGTGGGAGCGATGTTTAGCGAAGCGCACGCCCAGCGGGCCATTTCGTTTTTTGAGATGCTGCGCCATACCGATGGTCAGTTCTACAACCAGCCCTTCAAGCTTCTGGACTGGGAAAAGCAGATCATTCGTGATGTTTATGGAACTCTCAAACCGGATGGCACTCGCCAGTACAAGTATGTCTATCTGGAGATCCCAAAGAAAAACGGCAAGAGCGAGCTGGCGGCCGGGGCGGTGCTTTACCATTTGTTCGCCGATGGTGAGATGAAGGGCGAGGTCTACGGCTGCGCCGCCGATCGCGGCCAGGCGAAAATCGTGTACCAGGTTGCCCATGACATGATCGAGATGCTGCCTGCATTGAATAAGCGCTCGCGCATGGTCGACTCGACCAAGACCATCATCGACCGGGTCTCCGGATCCGTTTACCAGGTGCTCAGCGCCGAAGCCTTCACCAAGCATGGATTCAAGACCAGCGCCTGCGTTTTCGATGAGTTGCACGCACAGCCCAACCGCAAGTTGTGGGACGTGATGACTTTCGAAGCTGGCGCATCGCGCCGGCAGCCAATCTGGTGGATTATCACCACGGCCGGTGATGATCCAGACCGGGTTTCTATTTGCTGGGAACAGCACGAATATGCCCTTAAAGTGCTGGCGGCGCGCGACGGCACCGGTAATCCGGATGATGATGATCCGACCTGGTACCCGGTGATCTTTGGCTACAACGGCGATGATATCTGGAATGAGCAGAACTGGTTTATCGCCAACCCCAGCCTGGGCACAGCGAAATCACTCGATTCGATGCGTGAAGCGGCCGCGAAGGCTAAGAAAAAGCCGGAAGATGAACGCCTGTTCCGCTGGCTGGATCTGAATCAGTGGACTACCACCAAGCTCACCACCTGGCAGCCGCTTGATTTATTTGATCAGACCGTTGGCGTCTGGAGCCGGAACGATCTGGTTGGGAAAGATTGCTACATCGGGCTGGATTTATCAACGACGACTGACCTTTCCTCAATCTGTGGCGTATTCCCACCTCAGGGCCAGCAGCTCGATTGGCGGGTGATCTGGGACCCGTTTATCCCGGAAGACAACATGCGGGAGCGTATCGATAAGGACCACGTCCCGTACGACGCCTGGCAAAAGGCCGGCTGTTTGACCGCAACCCCAGGAAACATTATCGATTACACCGAAATCCACAAGCGGCTCCAACTGTGGAAGCTGCTCTACAACGTCATCGAAGTTGATGCTGACAAAGCCTTCGCGACCATGCTCCTGCAGGTCCTGGATAACGAGAATTTCACCACCGTAGATATCCCGCAAACGTTCGTCTCTCTCACGGATCCACTCAACCAGGTGGAAATTCTCCTCAAGGGCAAGCCGCCCGAAGCGGATATGCAGGCCATCACTGGGAATCTACTCACCGGGCACATGACCCATGAGAACAACCCGGTTGCCCGCTGGTGTTTTGGAAATACCAGCATCGCGGTGAATGGCCAGGGGCTCAAGAAGTATGTCAAAGAGCACAAAGGAAGAACCGTGGATCGAACGAAACGGATCGACACGACGGCCGCCTGGATCACAGCAATGGCCCGGGCGCGTTTTTACAAGAGCAGCGTGGATTACTCGGCTGCCGTGTTGCGCGAAGACTGGGGTATGTGATGGGAAAAACGTTTCTACAGAAACACCTGGATGACATCCTGATCCTGGCCGGATGCGGCCTGATCCTGTATGGCACCTCCTTAATTTCAGTGATCGCCCCCTGGTTCGTTGCCGGCGCGATGTGCATATCCCTGGGGTTTCTGGTCGGATTGGGTCAGAGAGGTGAGAAATGATTGTTCGGAATTTGTTCAGGCCGAAAGCCCAGGCTGTTGCCCAGACTCTGACTTTGCCCGAGCTGGTGGAAGCGATGGGCTTCGCCAATTCCTCCGGCCAGGCGGTGACGGCAGAGAAGGCTAAAAATATCGCGACGGCTTACCGGTGCATCAATGTGCTTGGCGACGACCTGGCCAAGATGCCGCTGCAGGTGTTCACCAGTCGCGGCCCTGGGCAGATTGAGCGCGTACAGCCGTCCGGGCGAACGGAGAATCTGGCCTGGCTGTTGGAAGTCTCTCCCAACCGTTTCATGACCCCGTTCATCTTCAAAAAGACGCTCATGCAGTGGCTGATCACCTACGGCAACGCTTATGCCTGGACACCAACCCTCACGGCGGGGATGCGCCGGGAAATCCATATTCTGGCCGCCAACACCACCCGGCCGGTGTATGACCTGTATGGCAATCTCTGGTATCAGGCCGCGATGCCTGACGGCAAGATGATCAATATCCCGGATGTGGAGATCCTGCATCTGAAAATCAACTCGATCGACGGCATTACGGGCCGGTCGGTCATTTCGTATGCCCGCGAGAGCCTGGGCCGGCAGATTGGCGCGTACCAGGTGCAGGGAAAGTTTTACGACAACGGGTTTACCCCGACCACGATTATGCAAACGGACGGCGCACTGAGCGCGGATGCACGCAAAAAAATCCGCGACGAATATATCAAGGCTTCCTCCGAGTCCGGGGTGGTGGTGCTCGATAGCAAGATGCTCAAGGTGGACATGATCACCATGAAACCGGTCGACATGCAGTTTTTGCAGTCGATCGAGGCTACCGATCTGGAGATCGCGAACTTTTTCGGCGTACCACTCTATAAGCTCAACCAGGGCAAGCAGGCCTACAACTCCAACGAGCAGCAGAACCTGGATTATTTGAGCACGACTCTGGACCCATACCTGGTGCAATTCGAACAGGGCGCCCGGCTGCGTTGGCTGAGCCAGGCAGAGCAGGACATCACCTACCTGCGCTTTAACCGGGATGCGCTGTTGAGAACAGACGCGAAGACCCGGGCGGATATGCTCAACACGCGCATTATGAGCGGGCAGCTGACGCTCAACGAAGCGCGCGGGATTGAAGACCAGGGCGCCGAGCCAGGCGGCGACATTCGCCTGATCCCTGGCAATATGGCCGTGATCGAGCCGGATGGAAGCGTCCGGATGCTGGGAGGAAGCGGGGCGGGAAGCTCCGGAGGAGGCGCTAACAATGCTAAATGAACCCATTCGATGCTTTGAAGGATCGGCGAAACCACACGAACCCTTCTGGACTTTCCGCGATTCAATCGAAGGCGGCGAGCCCGAGCTGGAGTTAAACGGCTACATCAGTGAGTATTCGTGGTTTGACGATGACATCACGCCCGCGCTGTTTAAAGCGGACCTGCAGAAGTACGGCGCCGGCGGGCCGATCACCATCCGAATGACGTCCTATGGCGGAGATGCGATCGCAGCCAGCCGGATGCATACGATCATCAAGGACTACCCAGGCCGGGTGACCGTGCAGATCGACGGCGTCGCCGCCAGTGCTGCCACCGTGGTGGCGATTGCTGGCGACGTGGTCAAGATGCAGGAGACCGCTTACTTCATGATCCACGACCCGTCGATGGTTTTCTTCCTGGCCCAGCTCAACATTGAGGATATGACCCGCATGGTCGAGAGTTTGAAGGCGGTCAAGGAAGGCATCGTGAATGCGTACGAGAGCCGCACCGGCCTCTCCCGGTCGCGGTTGGCCACATTGATGACCAATGAAACTTGGATGGATGCCCAGAAGGCGGCCGACCTGGGCTTTGTGGATGAAATTATCCGGGGGGAGAAAAAGGTTTTCATCCCGGAAAATGCAGCTGTCGTCAATACGCTGCGTACCTATGTGAACGTTCCGGCGGCCTTACTCAAGCGCGAGCCGGTTCACCCAACCAAAGCGGAGTCGCCTGATCTTGCGAAATTCCGCGCCGAAGTTACCTTTTTGAAAGGATAGTTCCATGAACATGAAAAAGTATTTTGATGCTGCCAATGCAGCCGAGGCGCGGGTTCAGACGATCGCCGCGCAGATCAACGACCTGTTCGAAAAAGGTCAGACGGAAGACGCTGTCAAAATGCGTCCCCAACTGGATGCGGCGAAGGCCGAGGCCAAAGAAGCGCACCAGCTTTACCTGTCAATGGCTGCGGCGACCACGCCGGATGGCGATCCCGCGCAGCGCTTTGTGCCCACGGGCGGCGAGCCGGAACCGAAAGCCGTGAAAGACATGCGCGCTTCGAACGAGTATATGACCGCTTTCTTCGATGCGCTCAAGGCGGGCGTTTCGCCCAAGACCATCAAGAACGGCCAGCACCGTGCTGAACCGTACCAGATCCTGATGGCCACATTGACCGAGACCGGCGGAAGTCCAGCCGGCGAGGACGGCGGCTTTCTGCTGCCCGTTGATTTTGACAACAAGATTAACGAATTGAAGCGGAAGTTCTTCGACCTGGCACAGTATTTCAATGTCGAGACGGTGACTGCTTATACCGGCTGGCGTGTGGTGGAACAAGCCGCGGCCGCACTGGGTTTTGCCGCGATCACCGAAGATGTCGCTCTGGCCGAGATGGAGCAGCCCAAGTTCGATAAGATGACCTATACGATCGTCGATTACGGCGGGTATCTGCCTGTGTCGAATGACCTGATGAGCGATACGCCGGTCAATATCATGAACTATCTTGCCGGTTGGGTTGCCAAGAAGATCGCCCTGACCAACACCACCCGCCTGCTCATCCCGGTGAACGCGATCAGCCCGACCGCCGTGGCCACCACGGATGACCGCTTTGCCGCGATCAAAACCGCGCTGAACATCACGCTCGACCCGGTGATCAGCGCCGGAGCGAACATTTTTACCAATCAGAAGGGGTTTGACCTGCTTGATCAGGAACTGGACGGCGAAGGCCGTCCAATCCTGCAGCCCGATCCCAGCGCGCCGACGTCCTACCGCCTGATGGGCCGCCCCGTCGTGGTCGTCCCGACCACGCAGTGGGCAAACATGACTTCGACCGATCGGGCCCGTATGGCCATCGGCGATGGCAAGCAGTTCTGCACGCTCTTCCGGCGCAGCCCGTTGGAAATGGCCTCTTCCAATATCGGAGGGGATGCCTGGCGGAAAAACAACACCGAAGTGCGCGCGATCTATCGCATCGACGAAGTGGCGATGGACGCTTCCGCGATGGTACTGCTCACCCTGGCCTTCTAAGCAGGCCAATCAGTCAGCCGGGGACTGGAAACAGTCCCCGGAATAGAGAAGCGATCGAAAGAGGTTTCCTATGGCAAGAGTAAAGGTTTACCACAAGCGAGGCGGCGCTGAGTTGGTCGTCTCGGATGGCGGCAAGATCACCGTCGAAAGCGGCGGAACGATTGAAGCAGCCGCAGGATCCACCATCACCGGGCTGGACGGCGCAGCAACGTTTGCCAGCGACGCGGAAGCGATCACCGGCACACTGACCACCAAAGTGCTCTGCCCCAAGAATCTGGCGGCTGCAGCGACCACGCATGTCGCCGCGGCGAGCGCAACCGTCGCCGGGAAAGTAGAGCTGGCCACCGACGCCGAAACTCAGACCGGAACGGACGCCACTCGGGCGGTGACCCCGGCGAGTCTGGCGGCTACCACCGCGACAGCCACCCGCGCCGGTGTGGTGGAGCTGGCCACCGCAGCCGAAGCTCTGGCAGGATCGGACACCGCTCGCGCGGTCACTCCGGCGGGTTTGCAGGGGTCCATCGCCAATGTTGAGCTCATTTCTTTTTCTGGCGCAGCTGCAACTGGACCTTGCACGGCGACCGGCCTGAAAGCCGGCGACCTGGTGCTTTCTGTGACCGGCATTGCTGCCGGAACAGTGGGCGATCAGATCGCCAAGTTTGAAGCGACAATTTCCGTCAACGATCAGATCCAACAGTCGGACAACGGTAACTTGAGCGCGAATATCTACCTGGCACTGGTTCACCGCAAGAGCTAAGGGATTTTACCAATGACCAATATCCTGACCGCGGCCGAGGCCGCCACCGTGCTGCGCTGCGAGACCACGGACGCCGACATGCTGGCGCTCCTGCCGCTCGTCGATGCATATCTCAAAAACGCCACCGGGCGGGACTGGGCGGCGGATGGCACTGTCTACCCGGAGGCGAAGGCTGCGGCCAGGATTCTGCTCACCATGTGGCATGAAAACCCGGGCATGATCGCCTCGGGGATGAGCTCGCTTTCCTGGGGGCTGTCGGCCTGCCTGGTTCAGCTCGAGTACAAAGCATTGGACCTGGGCAGCCTGGGCGTCCCGCTCGAAGCCCTAAAAATCCTTTCCACCAACATCTCCGGCCTCATGGCCATCACGGCCAACCTAGTGGTGATCTTCAATCACGAAATGGCCACCAGCGCTGTGAATTCCGTCCGCCTAGATACATCCGACGGGACCACTATAGCCAGCACCAATGCGCTGGACATCACCAAGACGATCCTGACGGTTAATCCGGACAGCAGCCTGTCCGCGGACACGAATTATGTGCTGACGCTGACGGCGGCCGCGGATGTATACGGCCAGACCTTCACCGGCACGATCGGGTTCAGGACAGCATGAAAATCGGCGCGGCGGTCACCAACCCGGGCGAGCTGCGCACGCAGGTCACCCTGCAGAGCCGGACCGTTTCTACAGAAACGGGCGGATTTTTAATCCCGGCCTGGTCGACGATCGCCGTGGTCTGGGCGAAGTGGGTCAACACGCACGGCAGCGAAGCCTGGACGGCTGCCTCAATGGGCGCCGAGCAGGCGGCAACGGTGACAATCCGGTACCGCAGCGGGATCGACCGGACCTGTGCGGTGCTGAAGGGATCCGATCGGTTTGAAATTGTCTCGATCGATAACATCGGCGAGCGCAATGAATACATGGAATTGAAGGTGCGGAAATGGTCATCCGGTTGAGATTGGAAACCAAAGGTTTTAAAGACTACCTCGAACGGATCGCCGCGGCTGGAAAAGACGTGGATGCGGCCGCCGACGCGGCATTGGTCGCTGGCGCTGCGGTGCTGCTGAAAGGGATGCGAGAACGTGTTCCAAAGGACACCTGGAATTTGGAGGAGCACCTATTAATCCAGGGCCCGACTGTGGATGGGAATCAGCACTATATCGAAGTGGGTTTTACACGAGACAGGATGATCACCGACCCGGAAACCGCCCGCTATGGTAACGCCCAGGAATATGGCTGGGGCGATAAGAAAGGATTCCGCGGCGGACAATCTTATATCCGCTCGACGATGGACAGCGACCTGGGCAAGGCGCGCGCGGCGATGAGAAAAGCCTTCGAGGATGGCATGAAATGACGGATATCTGGTCTGCGACCAAGACGGCCCTGACCGGCCTGAACCTGCCAATGGCAGCCAACCAGTACCTGGTGGCCACCGGATCCGTGCTGCCGGATGCCTTCCTGGTGTACCAGGTAATCAGCGACCCGGCCGCGCAGCACGCAGACAACGCGGAAACCCTGCGCCAGTACCGCATACAGGTGACCTATTGCAGCCGGACCGGGCTCCCTGCGATACCGGCCATCGAAGGCGCCATGAAAACTGCCGGGTTCACGCGCCTGCCCGGCCGTGAGCTACCGTATAACCAGGACACTCGGCATTTCGGATTTGCCCTGGATTTCAGCTATTTGGATGAGGAGTAACGACCATGCCACTCACAGTTAACTCAGGCGAATACCGCAGCCAGATCGGCCTGGATTCGGTTTATCTCGCCGAAGTCACGGTAGATTCGGCTGCCGCTTACACGGCGGACACGCCGGAATACTTTGCACCGGCCATTGAGGCCACCATCGAGCCGACCATCAATACCGAGACTCAGTACGCGGACGACGCGGCTTATGACACGATGGTCAGCGAAGGCGAAACCAAGCTGACCTTCAACGTCACCAACATCCCGATCGAGATGCTGGCCAAGATCACCGGGAAGGTGTTCGATTCCACCACCGGCCGCATGTACGACAACGCCGCCACGCCGCCCTACATGGCCCTGGGGTTCCGATCGCTGAAAAGCAACGGATCCTACCGCTACTACTGGTTCCTGAAGGGCCGCTTCGACATCCCGAAGGAAGCCGCGACCACAAAGGGCGACGCGCCGGATCCGAAGCCGCAGGAGATCACCTATACGGCGATCAATACGGTCTGCATTTTCACCCTGAGCGGCAGTGTGAGCGCCACAACCAAGCGGGTAATGGGCGACGAAGATTCGACCAACTTCAGCGGCACCGGGTGGTTCACCCAGGTTCAGACGCCAGGCGTCAGCGCGCCTTCGGCCCTGGCCCTCTCCACCAGCACGCCGGCAGATGGCGGTTCGAATATCAATGTGACGGCCAACCTCAGCCTGACCTTCAACAACGCGCTGCCTGCAGACGCGATCGCCAACGTGGTGGTCGTCAAGGCTGACGGCACGGCCGTGGCCTGCACCAACAGCCTGGACGCGACCAAGAAGATCATGACGATCAACCCGAACGCGAGCCTGGATGCCAGCTCCACCTACATTGTCGCCTACGGCGTGACCGATATCTACGGTCAAACGCTCAACGGGGCGATCAACTTCGGCACCGCATAATCCGTTTCGTTTCCCCCCGGGCAGACAGCTGCCCGGGGGGAAACCCAGCCACAAACGAGGGAGCACATGGCGGCAACCATCAAGCTGACGATTTACAACGCCGAGCACGAGTCGGTTAAAGAACTGAGCACCGCGCTGGTGCCCTGGGGTATTTTGAAACGGGCGGTCAAACTGGCCAAGAGCCTGGGCACCGAAACCCTGACCCAGGACCAGGTCCTGGACGCATTGGGCGAGGAGGGTTTCGATAACCTCACCGCGCTGGTGGCCGACCTGTACCACGGCCGGGTCACGATCGAGGAGCTGGAATGGGGCACGGAAGCCTCCGAGATGCTGGCCGTGCTGCAGGCGGTCGTCACGCGGGCCTTCGCGGAACTGGGAAGCGCCGGACCGGACCCTACCCCGCCGGGGAAGTAACCCCGGGGGAAAAAGCGAACGGCATCATCTGGCTGGTGGATCTGGAGATCGCGCTGGCCAGGGCGCTGGGATGGAGCCTGTACGATATCGACCGCACGGATGTCAGCAGCCTGGTGCCGTTTGTCCTGCGCCTGCTGGAGCGCAACGAGATCCAGCCCGGGACCGGTCAACCCCGAAAGACCGGCAAGCCCAAAGTGCACCGGGTGTACTGCGACCAGGTGAATTTATAAGGATCCCCGATGAGCGATAACCCCCTTTCCTCAAAAGTAGTTTTCGACACCACCGACTTCAAAGCCGGCGTGGCTGAGCTCAACCGCCAGATCCGCGTCATGGAAAGCGGTTTTCGCGCGGCTGCCGCCGGCATGGGCGACTGGGAACAGAGCTCGGCCGGCCTGGAAGCGCGCATTAAGTCCCTCGGGAACGAGATCGGCCTGCAGCGCCAGAAGGTCGAAGGCCTGCAGGGTGTTTATGACAAACTGGCTTCCTCCGGTACCGCCAGCGCGAAGGAGCTGCAGGAGCTGCAGATCCGCATCAACAAAGAGACCGAAACCCTGAACAAGATGCAGGGCGAGCTGGGCCAGTCCGAAAAATCGCTGGGCGAGATGGGCGACGAGGCCAACCGGACCGGGAACGAGATGGACGAGCTCGGGGACAAGTCTGGCGAAGCCGGAAATAAGCTGGAAGGTCTCAAGAAAGTCGCGGCCGGGTTGGGCGGGGCGCTGAAAATCGGCGCCGCAGCCGTAGCCGGCATCGCCACCGCGGCAGCCGCGGCCGGCGCAGCGATCGGCGGGCTGGTGATGAAATCAGCCGAGATGGCCGGAGAGCTGGTGGATACCGCCAACCAGACCGGGATTGGTGTGGAAAGGCTGCAGGAGCTGGCCTACATCGGCAAACAGGTGGGCGTTTCTACAGAAACGATCACCGGCAGCCTGGCGAAACTGACGCGCGCGATGGACGGCGCCCGGGGTGGGACCGGCGCCCAGGCGGAAGCCTTCCAGAAATTAGGCATTCACGTGGCGGATGCCAAGGGCAATCTGCGCGATTCGCAGGCTGTTTTTCAGGAATCGCTGCGGGCCCTGGGCGGTGTGGCCAACGAAACCGAACGCGACGCCCTGGCGATGGCTATCTTTGGAAAATCGGCGCAGGAGCTGAACCCACTGATCAAAACCAGCTCAGCGGAAATGAAGGCAATGACGGACGAAGCCCATGAACTCGGCGCGGTCATGAGCGAAGAGGATGTCAGCTCGCTGGAGGCCTTCGGGGACACGCTGGAAGGCCTGAAATCCGGGCTGCAGGGCACGCTGGGAACGCTGGCGACGGCCTTTCTGCCGGCATTCCAGGGCATCGCCGATACTGCAAAAACTTACTTGGGCCAGCTCTCGCAGATTGTGAAGGGATCCAACGGGGACCTGGGAAAAATGGCGGAAGGCATCGGCGGGCTGCTCGGGCAGATCGCGAAGGACATCGCCAGCCAGGCGCCCAAGATGCTGCAAGCCGGGCTGGGCATCCTGCAGGGCATCATCAATGCGATCGTCACCAATCTGCCCACGTTGCTTCCGGCAGCCATCCAGATGATCACCAGCCTGGTCCAGTTCCTGGTGACCAACCTGCCGCTGCTGGTCGACGCCGGGATCCAGATCGTTATGGCGCTGGTGGACGGGGTCCTGCCCATGCTGCCCATGCTGGTCGATGCGGCCCTGAAAATGGTGATTACCCTGGCCACGGGCATCTCGACCGCGCTGCCGAACCTGATCCCGGTGGTGATCGACGTCATACTGCAGATCGTCAAGGTTCTCCTGGATAATCTGCCTCTTCTGATAGATGCAGCCACGCAGTTAATCCTGGCCTTGCTAAATGGATTAATTCTCGCGTCGCCAATCATCGCAGCCATGATGCCACAAATCGTTGATTCGATGGCCAATGCGCTTATACAAAGCGCCCCAATCCTCATCGTGGCCATCGGTCAATTGGTCTATATCATGGGCGCTGCTATGGTCCAAAACATTCCTTTATTTGTCAACATGGCAATTCAAGTCGCTAAAGCGATTGCGCGGGTATTCGTTTCTACGGATTGGGGATCAGTCGGGCGTCAGATTGTCGATGGACTTAAGAACGGGTTTAGTTCTTCCTTCAATAGTTTTGTTCGATCCGTCATCGATAATGTCAGCAGCCTGGTCAAAACTGTCAGAATCCTTCTGAAAATGAAATCTCCCAGCCGGGTCTTTGCAAATATCGGCGAAAACATGGCGCTTGGAATGGGAGTTGGGTTTGAGGGCGCGTTCGGCGGGATCTCCGACAAGGTCAGTAAGCTGGTGGGCGGACTGGGTCCGTTGAGCCTGCAGAGCAGCCTGCTCCAGCCGGCGGCCGCAGCTGCCGGACCGGTCACGGTCAACATGCCTGTCAGCCAGGTGAACAACAACGTCGATATTTACCGCCTGGCGCAGCAGGTCGCGATTGAGCTGCAGAAAGGGCGCAGATGAGCTTCCATTTGACCTTTGAAACCCGGGCCGGGGGATCCGTGATGAGCACGATCGATTTCACGGCTCCCGAGAACCGCCTGCTGGATGGGTACTACCCGGAGTCGGGCGCCGATGGAAAACCGGTCACCGAGGCCTTCGACGTGCTCTTTTCGGGCACGAGCGACGCCGACCTGGAAAGTCACATCCAGGCGGTGGAGCTGGCGCTGGACAACGCCCGCCAGCACCCCACCGGCCCGGACGGCGTCTGGGTGCTGTACTCGCCCGCGGACGGCGTGATCGACCCCTGGCAGTCGCGACTGAGCGGCGGGACCGTGCTGCACAACGAGCGCCTGGTCAACCGCTGGCGGAAAGACAAAGCCAAAGCTCAGGTGGTGATCGAGCGCGCGCCGTGGTGGGAAGCTGCTACGGCAGTGACCCTGAACCTGACCAACCGCGGCGGGACCGGCGCGGATGCCGATATCGTCAACCACCAGGACGCAGGCGCCACGGACGATTTCTACGTGGAGATCGCCGCGGACCAGGTGACCGGCGTGCTGCCCACGCCCGCAATTATCTCCTTCAAAAACACGGTGAACGACGCCACCCTGGTGGACCGCTTGATCGTGGCCCACTTCGCTGCCAGCGGAACGAACGCTCCGCCCGCCGCTGCGAGCCTGGTATTTGAATCCACCGGAACATCGAATTCCGACTGCTCGGGCGGGTCCTTCGCCACGCTGACCTGGGCGGACGCTGTTGAAAACCAGCTGACCACCTGGACGCTGGCCAGCGGAGCGTTCCGGCAGCGTAATTACAAAGTGATCGGCAGGCTGCAGACCGCCACCGCCTATACCGACCTGTGGCTGAAAGCCAAGCTGCTGATGGGCACCACGGTCCTGGCCGAAACACGCTGGAGCCTGGCCACGGCCGGAGAAACCCTGGTCGAGATCGGTTCTTTGCAGATCCCGCCCTTCCGGTTCGGGGCGCATGTGGACCTGGGCAACCTGACCCTGGCGCTGTATGAAAAGCGCGCCGGCGGATCCGGCAGCCTAGCATTGGATTTTCTGGCCACACTTCCGCAGGACAGCTGGCGCAAGTTGGAGGCCGTGGGCGGGCTGGCGTATAACGAAACGCTGATCGACGACCCGACCGAGCAGAGACTGGTGACGCTGTATTCGACCTCATCCTATAAGGTTACCCACGTAATCGCAGAGGGCGAACCGGTGATGCTGCAGCCCGGTGTGAAGAACATGCTCTACTTCCTGCACGACCAGACCACGGGGGCTGCTCCGATCGCGCGCACCGCGACCGTCGTCGTGGAAGCCCGCCCGCGGAGGCTGACGGTATGAGAATCCGCTTCCTGAATCGAGATTTCACCGAAAAGATCATCCAGCCGGCGCTGGATTTTGCGATCCAGCGCTATTCCTGGGATGTGAAAGGCGGGCCGGCCCAGGCGGCTGTCTCAGCGATCGGCGAGCGCGGCGCGCTGTTCGAGCTGGTCAACCACATGCGCGAGCCGGTGGAGATCCTGACCGACAAAGGCGACTGCGTCTGGTGGGGCTTCCTGGCCACGCTGGAGATCTCTTGGGACGCGGTCCAGTTCGGCGTGGATATCGGCACGATGTTCAACAACGTGGCCGTGGCGTATACCAACGGCACGCTGCGCTACACCACCCAGTGGTCCGGGGACGCCGATTCGATTGCGGAGTATGGCTATAAGGAAATGCTGCTCAGCCACTCGGACTGCACCGAGGCGGATGCGCTCTCCGAGCGGGATGTGTACCTGGCAGGCGCCAAACACCCCATCCCGACCCTACGCTTCGGCAGCGGCGGCGGCCAGGCCAGCCTGACCCTGAAGGGCTGGTATTCGACTCTGGAATGGCAGTACTACGCCAACGAATCCGGTTTTGAAGGCTACGACGTCTCTGCCCAGGGCGGCCGCGAGGTCGGGGAAGACGACCGGCCCAGCCTGGCCATGAGCTTCCAGATCGGCGCGGCGGTGGGCTGGACGGCCACCACGCTGTGGCTGCATGCCTGGTGGCAGGGAAGCTCCCAACCCTCCGATAACTTGACTGTTTCCATCTGTTCAGACAGCGGAGGGATCCCGGGCACGGTGATGGCTACCGGTCAGATTGCCGGGGCAGACCTCACAGGCTCGGCGACCTGGGTCGAATTTGCGCTCTCCAGTGGCGTGGCCTTGAGCCCGTCCACTACCTACTGGATCGTGGTCGCAAGGTCCGGCAGCGTGGATCCGGATGCCTATTACATGGTGGACACCAATCTCAACCGGGGATACACCCGCGGAGAGCTCTTCCTCTGGCACACCACCAATAATGAATGGGTCTCGGAACCCTGGAAAGGCGATTTACTGTTCAAACTGCAAGGAACGTTGAGCACCACATCCCAAATTCAGGCGCTGGTAGCCAGCGCCGGGCAGTTTTTCGCAGGCTCGATCATCGAGAACGTGAGCGGTGTGGAGACGGTGCCCTATCGCAGCGGGGACAGCACGGGCATGTACGAGCTGGAGAAGCTGCTGGGGATCGGAACGACGAACAGCCGACGGTTGCTGCCCGAAGCGACCCGCAATTTCTACCTGCGGATCTACGAAGAACCCTCGAAGCCAGCTGCCGTCAATGGATCCTACGGGTTGGGGCCGGATGGCAGCCTGTTTTTTCCAGGGACGCGCAACCCGGTGCGGCCGGAGCTGTGCCCGGTGGGTATCTGGGCGGCGCTGGTGGATGTGATCCCTCCGACGGTGGACTTGAGCCTGATCGCGGATCCCAACCGGTTCTATATTGAGGCCGCAGAATTTGATGTGAATGCCGGGGAATACCGCATCCAGCGCACGAAGGACCAATCCAACGAGTACAACATCGGAGGCATAGAACAGGGATGAGCCAGACCAAAGCGAGCGCCACCTGGCGGGAGATCAAACCGTTTGCTATCCGGGATATTGCCGGGATGCTCGAGGCCGGCAAGAGCCAGAACGGATCGGATCCTGGCTATCAAATTATTCTTTACGACGAAAGTGCGGAGAAACTGTTTTTCTATTCCATGAGCGAAGCCGGTCTGGCAGGAGCCCTGGGAGCAGCGGAAAGCGGCGATGTTGTCTTCATTCCTGCGGGAACGATCCCGCTCAGCGGGCAAGGCATGACCCCAGGAACGGAAATCGGCAGTGGATCGTTGCCCGTCACAGACCAGGCTGGCAGCCTTATCTCCGGACTGGCGATCGGGCAATACTATTCGATCGAATCTACTGGTGGACCGTGGTCCGATGGCGGAGGTGGATCTCATTATTCCTATGGTTTATCCAATGATAACGGCAGTACCTGGAATGGTTATATCGGTGCATCGCCCATCGCGGATTATATCCCCCCCTGGGCTTCCAGTTACGAGATTGTGACCAACCACATCCGCGTATTTTTCCAGGCAACAACGACTTCTATTCGAATGCAGGTAGGTGATGCGCCTGGTCAATTTGGTAACAATAGTGGAAGTTTAGGGTGGAGTTTAAAGAACGCTTCAACTGGATACTCGACGGCAGTTCCCTCTGGGGTAGAGGTGGTCGGGCTGGGAGAAAACACAATTTTAGATGGGGATGTTACCAACGGGGGCATTCTGACCAATTTGATGGTGACCGGAACGATCACCGGGGGCTCCGTCCGAATGGTCAGCAACACGTCCGCACAGTTAATCAGCCGGGTGTTGAAATCCACGGTCGCGACAGGAACCGCTCCCCTGGATGTGGCCAGCACAACGGTTAATCAAAACCTGAATGCGGATTTACTGGATGGTTACCATTTCTCGGATTTGGACGGGAAGGTCAAAGTTTCCAACCTGGACACGACAAGTGATTTTTTATCCAGTAAGCTAGCAGCCGGATCCGGGATCGCTCTTAATCCATCAGGCGCAGGTGATGAGATCCTTACCATTTCCGCGACGGGAACGTCCAATGAAATCACCATTGACACCTATTCTACGGACGGCGCATGGTGCTGGTTCGCCGATCCCCGCGCCATTTATTACAACGGCAAAACCTATTACACCTACGTCACCACCAACGGACATGTCAAGGTGCAGGAATACAACCACGCCACCGGGGAGAGTACCGCCCCATTTGACCTGGCCTATCTGGGCGAAGACGACCATAATGTACCCGCCCTGCTCATTCGCGAGAGTGACCACCGCCTGTTGGTTTTCTACGGGGAGCGCGCCACAAAGCCGGAATATTTGCGCATCAGCACCAACCCGGAGGACTCAACCGCATGGGACAGCCCCATCAATTTGGATGGTCAGATTGGCGCAGAACTCAAATATGCCTACCAGCAGCCCTGCCAATTGTTAGGGGAGGCCAACGACCCGATCTACCTGATATTTGCCGACCGGCCCGACGCCGACACGATCCGCTGGAATTACAGCAAATCGACGAACGGCGGCACCACCTGGTCTGTCCGGCAAGATTTTTACGCGGACCCGGCGCATGCCAACTACCTAAAAAGCGAACGCAACGGCGACGACCGCATTGATTTTGCAGTAACAGATGGAAGCCCATCGTACAACGCATCCAGTATCTACCATTTTTACATGCAGGGCGGGAACTGGTACAAAACCGATGGAACACTGATCGGCGGCACGGAAGCCCTGCCCCTGGAGGCGAGCGACATAACCCAGGTGTACAGCGGCGCCACCTATCGCGCCTGGATTTGGGATATCGCCATCGATGCCAGCGGCAGGCCGGTGATTGTATATGCTACGTTCCACGGTGAAACCGACCACCGCTATAACTATGCCACATGGAACGGGTCGAGCTGGACCAGTCACGAAATCACGGCGGGCGGCACGTATTTGTACGCTGACCAACCCTGGTATTCAGGCGGCGTGGTGCTGGACCATGACGACCCGAGTGTGGTCTACCTCAGCAAGATGGTCAGCTCTCACCGTGAGATTTACCGCTACATCACAACGGACGGCGGCACGACATGGGAAGCCACCGCCCTGACCAGCGGATCGTCGGTGGACAACATCCGCCCCGTGGCGGTGCGCAACCATGCGCCGGATTTGCGGGTGCTGTGGTTGTCGGGCACCTACACCGCTTATACCGACTACGATCTGGACGTGATAGGTTCCGCAGCGTTCACGGAAGCGGAAATCGCAAGCGGCGAGGTGAAGATCAACGAGGACGACGCGCAGCCGGGGTATTTGAACGAAAAGCTGACCGAAGGCAGCGGGATTGCACTCACGGAAACTACGAGCGCCGGGAAAATGGTGCTGATTGTCGGTCTGGAAGATACCGCCGTTACGGCAGGCAGCTACACCAAAGCTGACATCACCGTCGATGCACAGGGACGCATCACCGCAGCCGCCAATGGGACCGCGCTGGCGCTCAATGATTTGTCTGACGTGGACACGACCGGGACGGGCGAAGGCGACATTATTTACAACACCGGCTCCGGCTGGGAGGATTATCCGCTGGGGATCGGGTCGCGCATTTCCAACAGCAGCGGAGAAATTCGCATCGGGGATGTAACGAGCGGGAATTACATCAACATCGGCGCGGCGGATGGAAACCTGACCTTAGTGGGAACGGCGACAGCGTTCAAAGATGCCCTATATTCGTTAATCGGTCAAAAACTTGAAAGCCCATCGTCGCACATTGAGCAGAACTCCGCGGAAGGCACGCTGACCTATAAAACCAGCGCTATGTATGCCAGCGATTACTGCACGATGAATATCCAGCTCAACCACGATTGGAAAACCGGCAGCGTGGTATATCCCCACCTGCATTGGTTCCAGGCATCCGCGACCATGCCGCATTGGTTGATCCAATACCGCTGGCAATATAATGGCGCGGCAAAAACGACCTCATGGACAGATGACAAGTGGGCAACTAATGCTTTCACCTACTCCACCGGAACGCTGATCCAAATTACGCAGTTTTCGGCAATCACACCCCCGGCTGGCGCCGGTTTGTCCGCGATCCTGCAAATCCGCTTGATCCGCGACACGGCAGACGCCAGCGGTAAATTCGGCGGCGTGGATGGTTTATCCGCGAGCGCGGAAGCCTTGTCATTCGACGTGCATGTTGAAATTGACAGCTTCGGCAGCGCCGAAGAATACAGCAAAACAGCATCCTCCCTGCTGCTGGACAGCGATGGGGAAATCATTACCGACAGCGACGGCGAGGAAATTTCAGACAACGTGAGTTAGGAGGTTTTTATGGCACGATCTATCCTTAATGCAGCGGTAATCGATTGGGTACGTCTCAAATTACAGGGGAGCAAACCATCTGCACCTGCATCCGGCTATGACATCCTGTACACGAAAACCGGTGGCCTGTACATTGAGGATTCGGGCGGCACGGAAACCGGGCCGATGATGGCAAACCCAATGAACGCCGCAGGCGACATTATTGTCGGCGGGACCTCAGGCGCACCAGAACGGCTGGCGAAAGGTTCTGGTCTACAGGTGTTGCGCATGAACTCAGGTGGCACGGCCCAGGAATGGGCCACGCCCGCCAGCGGAGGCGGCAACTACATCCGTGATCTCTTATCGGATACAACGCTAGCCTCCGCCGGGGCGCTGGATATTTCCAACCTCGCACAAACCTACGACCACCTCGAATTGATTTTCATGGGCCGGTCAAGCCGTTCCAGTTCAACCGATGGCCTTTATGTGTATTTCAACAACGATACGACCAATGCGAACTATCGCGGGCAGTACGTGTTCAGCAACTCTACCACGTCAGCCTCCTCCAGCTCCGGCGATGAACCATATCTAGGATTCTTCCCGGCAGCCAGCGCCACCGCCGGGTATTTTGGTATCATGCGGGCGATCATCCCGTTTTACACGTCCACGGTTTTGAACCACATGATTGACTTGCAGATCAGCACCCGAGTGGACGCAACTACTATGTACATCGTGCATGGTGGAGCCCAATGGGAGAGCACGACGGCAATTAATCGCTTAAAACTATATCCGGTCAACTCCCCCAACACCTGGGAGGCTGGATCGAGATTACAGATATTTGGGCTTAAGAGTGCATGATTTTATTTATAAATTCCATTTATCCACTGGGCTGGCGATGCGGTGGGCATCATCCAGGTCCACTTCTGCTATCTTCAGGTACCGCAGGCACATTTCCATAGATTCATGACCCAGGCTGGCCTGCAGCCCATAGACATTCCCGCCGTTTTTCAAGTAATTGATCGCGAAGGTGTGCCGGAAACGATGGGGAAAGACATCCGGCACGCCGGCGCGTTCTTCCAGGGCCACCAGCATCTTGGCTACGCCGTAGCGGTCCATCGGCTTTCCACTGTCCGTGGCAAAAAGCGGCTCGCTGAGCCTGGAATTGGGGCGGGTCGCCAGGTATTTCCAGATGGCCGTCGCCGTGCGAGAGGAAATCGGGAGGTGACGGTCTTTCTTCCCCTTTCCGTTAATGACCTTGATGGATTTATCCTTGCTGCGCAGGTCGGCATCTTTGATGGTAAGGTGGCACAGCTCCGAGACGCGCAGGCCTGTGTCCAGCAAGGTCAGGATGATCGCATAATTCCGATCGGCCTCGGGCAGCGTGTGCCGGCTTATCTTCTTCCCGGCGCGCGCATACGGCTTCGAATAACGGACCGCGGTGATCAGGTGGCGGAGATCGTCCTCCGTGAAGGGGATGATGTCCGGTTTCTCTGCCTTGGCCTTGGTGATGGAACGCAAAAAGTTCTCCTTCACGAGCCCCTCGTCCAGGGCCCAGGTCCAGAGAGCGCTCAACCCGATATGGTAGTTCAGGATGGTCTTGTTGGAAACGGTCAGGCTGGCCAGGAACTGCTCCAGCTGCTCTTTCGTGATCGATCGAATCGATGGGTCATCCGGCAGGAAGGCCTGCAGGTGGCGATAGGTGTTCCAGTATTCGGCGATGGTGTTGGGGGACAGGTGGCGGGCGCGGCACGCCAGATCGTAGCCCTCAAGGGCTTTCGAGAGAGAGATTGTTTTCATCCGAGTGGTCTCCGGTTTTTCCATCAGGCATCCGATAATCAGCGGACACGTCTGATAACTAAAACTTGAGTTTTTTTTCTGGATGAAAACGCGGGATGGAGTTTTAAGGGATTTTTTACCGTGAGGTTTGCAGTAAGCGCTTTCCCTCTAAAAGATCAACCGGAGACCACACGGAGATGCGATTTCGCCTATCCTAGGGGTCTCCGGTTGATGTTAGTCGGGGCGGAGCGATTTGAACGCTCGACCTCTCGGTCCCGAAGAATGAGGTTCTATCTGGATACCGCAGACCGCAAGGATACCCTTTTGGGGCTGTCCGTGAGGTTTTGGGTAAACGGCACCATGAGGTTTCGAGCTCGCGTTTTCCATCCATGTTAATGAAAGTTATCTATTGGCTGGGTTTTCGATTGGGGGAGTCGGGATAGATTCCTCTTTCGGGCCTTACGGTCCGCCGGTGTCTGATATCATCCTGATTGAAGATTGCAATTATGATTCGATCCATCTATAATTTAATTGTCCGCATCTTTCCGATGGGTTGTCCCATGATCGGGTACGGGTGGTTTTGGGGGCTCGTTTGCGTTAGTTTGATCCTGCCTCCTTTTCCCCGATTCATATTCATCCCTATCCTTCTTGTGGAGCGAAAATCCGGTTTTTGAATCCGTTTTCTTTTCTGGTTTTTTGGTCGGGTCGGGTATCGTTGCCATATTTTCCTCAAAATGGAGAAAGAAATGAATGAACTAATTTTCGGTTATGAAACAGCGGCCAATGAGGCTATCAAAGCCTACAACGAACAAATGGAAAGTTTGAAATCGATCAAAGACACTGCAAAAACAATTTTTTCATCTACTTCGTTAATCGTCGCGATCATCAGCTCTCTCCAGGCAATACGCACCTCTCCACCCACCAATATGACTGCATATGCTGCTGCCGGGATCTTTGTCCTGATTTGCTTCATCGCATTAATTTATTTATGCGTGCGCGTTCTTCTCCCAATCAAGCTGACTACTCCGATCAAGCCGACCTGGGAAGTTTTTGCCAAAACATTCATGGATAAATCTGAAAAAGAGGTTCATTCCGTGACGACATGCGCCTATCTTGACGCAATTGAGAAAAATGAACCAGAAATATTATCCTCCGTCAAAAACACAAAACTGGCCGGATGGGCGATGATCTCGGTGATCGCAGGCTTGATCGTCTTAATTGTTGTTTAGCTATTTTTTAAGTCGCCATCGTGCTGACTCTTATAGGCTGTCCCATGTTCTGGGGAAGCAGGTTTCAGTGGGGTCGAAGGTGATG